CAATAATTGCTGCGTCAGGCAAGGGCAAGAGTACGTTTGCTAAGTGCTTGGTTAACCACTGGGCAGACACCGGATATAGAGTTCTTTATGTAAACTTTGAGGAAGCAATTTCCCACTGGGAAAGAGTATTGATGACGCAGATAATTGGAAAAAATGTTTATGCAGAGTCAAGAGACTGGACTCAAGAAGAAAAGGTTAAGAACATCGGCATCTTTAAGGCTAAGCTTGATGAGTGGGGTGACAGATTCATGGTAAGACATGATCCAGACACTCCCTATTTTGAGGACTTAGAAAGATGGCTTAGAGACATCATGGGAAATGCAGATCGCATTCCAGATGTAATTGTTATAGATACTATCCAGTCTATGTTTACAAAGGGTGGCAAAGGCAAGCCTCGTTGGGGCGAGTTTGAAGAGATGATGGTTCGCCTAGAAAAGTTGGCTAGAGACATGAACTGCGTCCTTATTATTACGGCTCAAGAAAACTCAAATAGAATGAAAGAAAAAAGAGAAGTTGTTCAGCAATCTGACACTGGTGGATCACTAGCTATTCAACAGAAGTGTGCAGTGACTATATTTATAACTGAGAAAAAGTTAATTAGTGGAGATGATTCTGAGGATGACAACATCATGCAGCTTCAGATACCAAAGAATAGAATTACTGGATCAACCTTTGTATATGATTCACCTCTTGTTAGATATGTAGATCACAAGAAGACCTACGAAGACTATGAACCTATAACTAAAGAGTCATATAATAAACCATCAGATGATGAAGATATTGATTATATGATACAATCGATGAACGTGGTATAAAGGAAGCTATGATAAAAATAAGCATTGATCAGATAAAAGATTTTCAAACCTGTGAAAGACTGTACGACTTTAGACATGTACAGAAGCTTCCAGAAACGATAGGTGGAAGAGACCTTATGAGTTTAAGATTTGAGAACACCCTAAAGAGTATTGTTCACTTCTTCTTCTACAAAAAGCAGGCTGGCATTGTTCCGTCCTATGCCTCACTATTAAATAGATGGGAAAAGTTATGGTTTCCAAAAGGCACAACTGCATATGATATAACTCATGAACAACACGAAAGTTTTTATGGGAATAATGCAAGCTTAACCACGAAAGCAGCAGCTAGTCTTTTGGCTTTAGTTGAAAACTTTTCTAGTCCAGACATTATACCTATGGGAATCTCTAGCGAGTTTATAGCACCTATTGTTGGACAGGTTTATATAGAAGATTCTTTTGATTTAATATACTCTCAGAACGGAAAAGTCTATGTGATTAAATGGGCCTTTAACCACAAGATGAAAAATGAATTTAGACATGTTGCAGAGATGGCAGTTATGTATAAAGGGTTTTACCACAAGTATGGTAGTAAGATCAAGGATGCAAAGTTTGGATACTATGACTTGCTAAGTACTAAATCAAACTTCTTTGAATACGAAATAGAGTCAGAAGACATGCTAGCACTATCCTATTGGTGCACGTCTTTAGAGAATGAAACCATATTCCCTTCTAGAAGAGGTACAATCACCTACTGTAAGTCATGCCCTTTTGATAAGCCTTGTTCTAAGTGGGATAAGTGGGAAAAGAAAGAAAGTTTAAGTAATGAAAAGTAATAATATATTAGATGAAATATTATCTGAAAATAGTTTTATAGTCTCACTAAAAAATGAGGATACAATCCTTGCTCCATTACTTGAAGAGATAAATTATATAAAAGATGAATCAATAAAGTCTTTTGTAAGATCTATCTTATTAAGAGCAGGAAATTTCTGGACTATACCATCTAGCTTTTCTGGAAAGTATCACCCTGCTGACGAACATAATGAAGGCGGAAATGTTTTACATACTAAGAGAGTTGTTCATGCAGCAAAGGTGCTAGCTGATTCATACTCTCTTTCCGATGAAGATAGAGATACTGTATACGCAGCATCTCTTCTACACGATGTAACCAAAGGAATAAAGCTAGAGGGTGAAACATCATTTCACTACGATCCTCTTCATCCTTACACCGTGGTAAACCTTGTTAAGAAATGCCAGCAAGAAGATAAGAACTTTGCAAGAGAAAGTGAATCATCTACTTTATTTTTGTCAGAAGAATTAGTTCAATCTATCCTACGATTGGTGCGATGCCACCTTGGACCATGGTCTCCAGTTCCAGAAACTTATCCAATAACATATTTAGATATGATAGTTCATATGGCTGACAACGTTGCTTCAAAGCTTCACTACATTGTAGATGGGGAAAATATAGATAAGTCAAGATGGGTTAAGGAATCCAATGAATGATGTTGAGGATAGACTCTTAAAAAGATTTACCATCCTAAAAAGATTAGAGTACTATATTGAAGAATCAGTTTACTACAGAAGTTACAGTGAAGATATTAAGTCCGAAAATAAAAAAGTATTATGGCATTATGGGTCAGATTCTGGTAAGATAGACCTCTATGAAAATCCCTCTTGAACAAAACAAATTCCTTTCTCAATGGGATTACTACGAAGTGGCAAGATATGTTCCGTCACTTAAAAGAGTAATCAGAGATAAGGTTGCCGACAAACCATTAGTGTTAAACTCACTAGAGGTAGAAGAGTATGCCAAAGCTAATGGTAATACTGGAATATATACATCTGTATTTGCTTACAACTCTAAAGACATAGACGAAGCAATCAGATTAGGTCCATTGTATTTTGATATAGATAGCTCAGACATAGAGTCAGCTAAGACAGAATGCATAAGCCTTTACGAGCACTTGACTACATTTATTCCTAAGGATTCAGTATTAGTATATTTTACTGGTAAAAAAGGTTTTCATATAGAATGTGAGCCAATAGCTTTAGGTATTAACCCCAGCAATGCTTTGTCTAAAGTCTTTAGGTATATAGCCAATGACTTAAAAGATAAGCTTTCTCTTTCTAACTTAGACTTTAGTGTTTATGATCAAAGAAGAATGTGGAGATACCCTGGTTCAAAACATCAAGACACTTCATTACATAAAACTTTATTAAATTGTTATGGAGAAGAAAATTTACTTTATAAAAGTATAGAAGAAATATCAAAATATTGTTCAGAAAAAATAACTGGAATAGTATGTGACCAAGAGTTTAGCTACAAGGCAAATGAATGGTATAGGCAATATACATATGAGATGGAAGAGTCTCAAAATAAAAAACAAGATCCGTTAGAGTATTTCAATAAATACGGCTCAAAAGCTTTTAAGGACTTAAAGCAAACTCATAAGTATTTTGATCCCAAAATGCTACTAACCAAATGCTCTGCAGTTAAAAGATTGTATCTTCAAGCTAAAGAAGAAGGTTATCTTGAGCATGAGGCCAGACTTTTTCTTTGTTCAATACTTACATACACTGAAGATTCCATAAAGTTTCTACATGAGATATTAAGCAACTGTAGAGACTACAACTTTGAGAAATCTTCTGCTCATATAAATGACTGGGTCAAGAGACGCCAAATGGGTATAGGTGGAAGACCCTATACGTGTGAAAGAGCTAATTCAGTAGGTGTTGGATGTGGCGAGTGCTCTTTGGAGCAAAGAAATAAGTGGGTTAAAATAGGTGATAGATATGTTGAGACTCAAGAAAAGTCATCTCCATCGCCTATTAGATTTGCGTATAGATCATTGAGAGAAGGTGAATTAGATAATGGAAATAAGAAATCCTGATGATGTTATTGGCGTTTGCTCAGAGTGCAAATCAGACCAACCAATGAAAGCTATGTACAATAGTGGATTTGCTCAAGGCGGAAGTGCACCGGTATGCAAGTACTGTGGTGGCGTAGTAATAATAGTTTACAGAGAATCAAGAGATCAGTCGCTTGATCAAGCAGACAGAGAAAGAGGAGTTTAGTGAAAAACTGGACCAACCTACACAATCATACAGTTTTTTCTATGCTAGATGGTCATGGTAATGTAGAGAAATATCTAACTAAAGCAAAAGACTTAGGAATGGTTGGTCTAGCAACTACTGATCATGGGAACATTCACTCTTGGCTAGACTTCTATGATGCTGGGACTTCTCTTGGAGTTAAACCAATTCTAGGTTCTGAGTTTTATCAAGCTAGAAAGACTAGACTTGATAGAGATCCAGAAGAGAGATCTGGCCCATCAAAGAATGAGTGGGAACAAAGAGGTCCGTATCACATTACAATATTGGCAAAGAATAATATTGGATACCACAATATAATTAAGATGTCATCAAGATCATTTCTTGAGGGCTACTACGTAAAGCCACGTATTGACCATGATCTTATATCTCAGCACTCTGATGGAATAATAGTTTTATCAGGATGCTTGAACAGTGAGGTTTCTCAAGCTTTACTTAGAAATGATTACGCCTTTGCACTTGAGTCGGCAGCAAAGATGCAGGATATTGTTGGCAAAGAGAACTACTTTATAGAGATACAGAATCATGGATTAGCTGAGCAGATACAGATAACAAATGACTTAATTAAGATAGCAGAAACTATTGGAGCTAAGATAGTTCCAACAGGAGACTGCCACTATGTTCATAGAGAAGACGCTAGATCTCACGACATCATGCTGTGTGTCTCCACTAACAGTACAATACACACAGAGAATAGATTCTCTTTTAGTGGAGATAATTTCTATCTTAAATCTTATGATGAGATGGCTTTAACTTTTAGCGAAGAATGGCTAAAGAATACCGTAGAAGTATCGGACATGATAGATGTGCAGTTGAAGTTTGGGGATATATATTTTCCAAACTTTCCAATTCCAACAAAAGAAAATTCTACTCAATACTTTGAGAGATTAGCTTGGGAAGGACTTAGAAATAGATACGGAAATGATCTACCTGAACATATTGTTGAACGAGCAAATCATGAAATAAAAGTTGTAGAAGATATGGGCTTTCCAGAATACTTCCTAGTTGTTTCTGACCTAGTAAGATGGGCTAAGGACAATGACATTAGAGTTGGTTGGGGAAGAGGATCTGCAGCTGGAAGTATTCTTTCCTATGCTTTTAATATCACGAATCTTGACCCGCTTAGATTTGGTCTAATGTTTGAAAGATTCTTAGTTGAAGGAAGAAAGTCCATGCCCGACATCGACCTAGACTTTGATGATAGGTATAGAGATAAAGTAATCGATTATGCTAGAACCAAATATGGAGATGACAAAGTCGCACACATATGTACGTTCAATAAAACTGGAGCTAGACAATCTATTAGGGATGCTGCAAGAGCATTGGGTCATGACTTCGCTACTGGGGATAAGGTATCTAAGCTTGTTCCTACACCAGTCTTGGGTGTATCAAAGTCTCTGCACGAGTGCATGGACGTTGCTGATTTTGCTGATCTATATAAAAAAGATCCTATTAGCAAAGAGATTATAGATACTGCTTTTGGACTAGAAGGACTGGTAAGACAAACCGGAATGCATGCAGCTGGTATTGTTATCTCTAGAGATTCTTTAGTCGAATACTTACCCATTATGCAAAAGGGAATAGACAACCCAGTCATAACCCAATGGGACATGGGAAGAGTGGAGCAGTGCGGGCTGCTTAAGATTGACTTCTTGGGACTAAGAAACCTTGGGGTAATTGATCAGTGCGTTAGATTAGTAAAAAAACACAAGGGACTAGATATAGTCGTAGACGAAATACCACTAGATGACCCTGCTACTTATGCAGAACTATGTAGAGCAAATGCTATAGGGGTGTTTCAGTTAGAGTCATCTGGCATGAGAGAGCTAATGGTTCAACTTCAGCCTCAGAATATCGAAGACATCATGGCTCTCATATCCCTATATAGACCCGGTCCAATGGGTTCTGGAATGGATAAGCTTTATATTGATAGAAAGCATGGCAAATCTAGAGTTGAATATGATCATCCTAAACTAGAAGAGGTGCTAGGTCCATCTCTTGGCATCATGCTTTATCAGGAAGATGTTCTTGGCGTTGCACGAGAGCTAGCTGGATTCTCTTCTGGACAAGCAGACGATCTTCGTAAAGCTATTGGTAAAAAACAAATGGACAAAATTTCTTTGTTTAGAGAAAAGTTTGTTAGTGGGTGCGTTAAGACATCTCAGCTAAATCAGGATAGAGCCAATAAAATATATTCAGACATTGAATACTTTGGTGGCTATGGATTCAACAGAGCTCACGCAGCAAGCTATGCAATGATATCCTACATTACAGCTTACCTAAAAACTAACTTTACCGCAGAGTATATGGCAGCCCTGCTTACCTCTGTTGCTGGCAATAAAGATAAGTTAGCTATATATCTTTCTGACTGCAGAAAATTAAATCTTAGAGTAATGCCACCATCAATCAATGATTCCACTGAAGACTTTACTGTTATAGATAGTTCAACAATAGTATTTGGTTTAGCTGCTATTAACGGAATAGGCTACGCAGTATCGGAAGCTATTCTGTCTAATAGAGACTTAGATAATCCGTATACTTCTATGCACGACTTCCTAAGAAGAACAAATCCAGCAGTCCTAAAAAAGGGAACGCTTGAGCACTTGGCAGCAAGTGGTGCCTTTGATGAGTTGATAGATAAAACTCTTGATCAAGACTTTGGCAGAAGAACTGAACTTAGTATCTTGGAAAGAGAAAAAGAAGAGCTTGGAATTTATGTCTCAAAAAATCCAGTTGATGGAATTTGGGACTTGCTTTCTGAAAGCATATCTCACGAGATAGTAGAGCTAGAGGATGTTAACGCAGGAAGTAGAGTAAGCATCTCAGGAATTATTTCTTCATTTAAAAAGATAATAACTAAAAAGGGTTCAAGAATGTACAAGTTTAATGTACAGGATATATCTTCTGATATTGAAGTGATTGTATTTCCAAGAGAGTCTAAAAATTATGATGAAGACTTCTTTTCTAATGGAGAAGTTATAAATATAGTTGGCACTTTAAATAAAGAAGGCGATGAAGAAAATTCTACAAATAAAATAGTTTTAAATTCATGTGAGAAAGTAGATCTTTCATACTTCTCGGGAGGAAGACCTATCTATTTAACTTCTAATAAATTAATAACAGAAAAAACTATAAATAAATTGTATGCTATAATTAATGAGAACACTGGAGGTTCTTACGTCTTCGTAGATATAAATGACGGAGATAAGAATCTTAAATTTAAGTTTAATAAGACAACATCAATAACAATAAAAAACAAATTAGAAGAACTAATAAAGGAGATACAGTGAGCGCAAAGGGAACCCATAAGAATCCAGTTGAGAACTGGTGCTGGACCTTCTGTTCATCGTGCAACAGATGCCAGGACAAGGGCAGATACACTAAGTGTAACGGATGCTCAGGAAGATATGACCCAGAGGGAAGAATAGACCCTCATCCAGAAGACTTCTGCGATTGTAAGAACGGTGTCCTTAGATGGAAAACGCAGACAGGCAGATTAGTTATGACTAGATTTAAGAGTAGTCCATTTAAAGGCCAGGTCACTTACGAAAAGAAAACAGAAGACGAAAGAGACTGGGACTCTTACGTAGGAGACATGAGAGAAAAACTTAATGACCCTACATACAACCCTATTGCCATAGTGGAAGAGGATTAAAATGCTTAGAAATGAAGTTGGAAGAATTGAAAAGAATAACATTACCCTGATTGAATACGAAGGTGCTGTAGTAAATTACTCAAGCAACTTCTTTGTTCAGCTCGGAGTAGTCGGCGTTCATTGCACTCAAAAAGAACTAGAAGACTTATATACAGTGCTAGGTTACTATTTAAATATAGATAACTATTCTGAATGTAAAATAAAGATAGGTGGAGAATATGTGGCCATACAATGAATACGACAGCATGGAGCTAGGAACTACTGGTTGGATCCCAATAGGAGAAGGTAGCTTTAAGCATAAGCTAACTGGGCATACTATAGATTATACCGGAATTGAGTATGATGAAAATGGAAAAATTGTATTTGATCCAAATCAACCAAAAGAAATAAACGAATGACTATAGAAATTAAAACAATTGAAGACATAGATCCTTTTCAAAAGTTAACCCTCACTGACTTTAGTTACTCAAGAATAGATACATACGAGATGTGTGCGTCTAAGTATTTCTTTTCCTACATCAAAAAAGAACCAAGGCAATTTGGTGAAGCAGCAGTCCTGGGAAACATAGTTCATGCAGTACTGGAAGATCTAGTTTCAGATAAAGAACCACTGGCCTTGGATGAGATGCATGGTTCATATCTGCAGAAGATATCTGAGTACGACCCTAACAATTTAATATCTAACCAATTGCTTGATGCAGGCACAGTTATTATCAACGACTTCTATGATGCTAATGAGAATAAGCTTTTTGATGTTTATGAAAAAGAAATGTCCTTTAATTTTATTATAGGAAACTATTCTATAATAGGATACATAGACAGAATAGATGTAATAGGGGACGACGTTCACATAGTCGATTACAAAACTGGCAAAAGAGAAGTGGCACAGAAAAATATAGCAGAGAATTTACAGCTAGGAATCTATGCGCTTGCTGCTTCAATTAAGTTTCCTCGGAAAAAGAATAACTGGATCACTACACTACTTGAGAACTGGCAGACTAAAGTCTCACCAGTATTCTGAGCAAGACCTGGAAGATACCAAAGAAAGATTAATATCTAGAATAGATAAAATTATTCAAGATACTAATTTCATCCCTACAAAAAATGAAAGAGTTTGCTCATTCTGCGACCACGGTAGGAGTGGAGCATGTGGTATCGGGGCAGTAAGATTTAAGAAGTTTAATAGAGACATATAAAAAATCCCCCTGGAAAATCCAGGGGGATTAATTATTTAATTAATGTTTTAAATCAGAAGTTTTCTGAAGGATATGAATCTGTAGAAGCTGCAAAATCGAAGTCATTCTCGACGACCATCTTTACTGCTTCCTTGTGTGTGAAACCAATCGTTGAGAGATCGTCAATAACGCTCTCATTGATGGTCTGGCTCATGCTGTTGATAATTGTGTTTAATGTGTTCATGACAGGAATCCTATCACCTTTCTGCCTTGGTGGCAACTTGTTTACTTTTATTTTGTTTTTTGTTCAAATATAAAGTATAATATATTTGATGTCTTTGACACAGAGAAGGATAGCAGTATGACAACAGAGAATGCAACCCCAGAGCAGTATTTTTTTTCCAGGCGAAAGAAAAAATCTCAGCCAGATTTTAAAAAGCTAAAGGCCAATGCTATAGACATATCTATCCTAGAGGAAGATGATACCAAAACCGCAAAGGGAAACGCCTACAGGCATACAAAAAGTGGATATAGAAAAGACTTGGGCATAAATTTAAGATCAAATTGGGAAGCAAATTTTGCAAGGATACTAAATGCCTATGAAATATTGTTTGAATTTGAACCAAAAGTTTTTACCTACCCAATCAAAAGGGGAACTAAAGGATACACACCAGACTTTTATTTTCCTAAACTTGATGAATGGGTTGAAATAAAGGGATACTTAGACGACAAGAGTAAAATAAAACTCAAAAGGTTTAAAAGGTATTATCCAGATGAGTTCAATAAGCTCACTTTTATCATAAGTAAATATTCTACAGCAGCTAAGAAATTTGCTGAAGAGCTAGATATTCCAGTGGTTCTGTATTACGAAGACATCAAAAATGTTTATATGGAAAAGATCGCAAACTGGGAAGGAAACTAGTATGGGAAGTTATAGGGAGCAGTATTACACTCTCAAAGAAGAAGAAATGCAGGCCTTAATTAAAAGGTCTAAAGAAGGAGACGAAAAAGCGTCGGTAGAGTTGTTGAATGTATTTAGCAACTTCCTTACGAAGTACGTGACAATGCTATATGTTGGCAAGTACAGCATTAATGACTATGATATCAGGAGATTTATATCTTTATTTATCAAAGATGCCTATGTTAGATTTGCATTGATGAAGAATAAACTTAATTCTGATCAGTCAAAGGTTGTTTTTGAAGCAATGAATCGGGATCAATTACATGACAAAAAGATACTGCACAGAAGAAGAAGTAAAGCATACTGTTGAGGTCACCTTCTTTCAGTGCATCAAGAGATATGAGAAAAAGGATTCCGAAAAAGGTCCCATTCCATTTAGTGCATTCTTGTATAGCTACTTCTTTTACTTGCTTAAAAAGAATGTCGATACTTTTTTAATCGATCAGCTTGGCAGGAAATCTTTTCCACTTATGCAACGGAAGTTCTTCTGATGATCAAGGCAGAGACTCAGAAGGTATCACTATAGATGTAGACACTATAGAGCATGCCTTCACAGATCTTTTCTTCTCAGAAGAGATAGATGAGTTTTGGGTGCTAGGAGAAACTGCTACTACCCCCTTTGATGAGTTAACTGTTCAAGAAAGACAGTTAATCAAGTGGAGATTTATTGACAAGAAAAGGTCATCTGAGATAGCATTGAAGATTACCGAACATCCAAACACGGTAAGAGAACATATTACTAAGATCAAAACAAAACTCAAAGAAATAGTCATCAAGAACAACAGTATTGATGGTATAATTATACCAATAAAGTTTGATAAGGATTAATTGTGAACCCAGAGTCTGTTAAAGTTTTATTAGATAATCTGTCTAAATTTCTTGGACCACAACTCCAAGAAGTTATAGCTGCAATAGCTGATAATGATGAAATAGAAAAATACTACATTGAGATACCCGATGCTAATTATATAGATCTTACAATATATGACCTTGCATCATTGGTGGCTAGGTCTTCTAACGTATATGGCCGTGCAGCTAGATTCGCCGGCATTGCAAGAGCACAATACAAGATACTAGAAGGTCAGTACAAGAAGGTCTACAAGGTCAATAGGATAGGCAAGAACGAGGCTGAGAGAGAAGCTAACGCCCTTAACGCTGCAGACAGCCAGCACTCAGCCCTGACGGCTGTAGAGGCCATAGTACAGTTAGCTGAGTCCATGGAGTCGGCAGCTAGAATATCCTCAGAGTCTGCAAGAAAATTAATGGATAAGGTTCAGTCAATGCAGGTGGCTTCTTCGAGAGAAGAAAAAGGATCTTTTTCTGAGAACGATTTTAGGACTTTTTAAACATGTACATAGGACATTATAA